TCATGCAACTTTCTCCCGGACTTCGGCGAGGAGCTGTTCGATGATTGCAAGCGCTTCGCCCGACCATTTGGCCTGCAGCGTGGGGTCTGGGCCGAGCTCGATGGGGTTGGAGGCAAAGCCGGGCTTCATCGGGATCACGGTCTTGAACATCGCAAATTCCGTCTCCGCAGCACTGGACGCATCCCGCATGGCGCCGAGCACGACCTGCTGATGGGAAGAGCCATCATACCGGGTGGCGAGGACGCAAGGGAGCGTTTCGATGTCCCGGTCTCGCAGATTCTTCATGATGTCGCCAGTGAAGAGGTCGAGCCCCAGCGTGGACATGAAATCGGGGATCGTCGGCACGATGATCAGGTGGCTGGCGGCGAGGACGGATTCGGTCATCACCGATATGCCGGGCGGGCAATCGAAGAGGATGACGTCATACTGCGCCTTGAGGAGGTTGAGATCATCGCGTAGGCGACGGCCGACCTGGTTTTGCAGCGCCTCCATGGCGTAGCCCTTGGCGGTCAGCTCGAAGATCAGTTCGCGCTCGGTTTTCCGCAGGCGCGGCGAGGACGGGATGAGGTCCAGGGGCAGGGGCTTGCCCTTGAAGCTGACATCGCTGGCATCGGTGATGATGAATTCACCCAGGCGGCGCTGCTCATTCGCGAAGAAGTTCTCCAGCAGCCAGTCGGAGATGGTCATGTAGTCGTTGATGGCTTCGAACAGGTGTTCGTCGCCATTGTTGCCGAAGATCAGCAGCGAGGCGTTGGCCTGGGTGTCGAGGTCGATCACCAGCGTGCGCATGCCAGAGGCCGCGAAGGCCTCTGCAAGGCTGACGCAGGTGGTTGTTTTGCCGACACCGCCTTTGGAATTGGCGATCGATATGACGCGAGCAGACATTTTGCGATTCTGTTCCTGTCTTTGGCGGAGCCCCGGCTCTTGCCAGATTTGGGGGGGCAAGACCACCCGTTATCCCCGCAATTGAGGCGGTCTGCCGCATAAAAAAACGTCAATGATTCAGTGACGCGGATTTCGGTGCGCCGAAAATACACGCCCGCCAATCCGGCGGGGGGTGAAGGCGGCCCAGAATTGGCCCTGTCGGATGTGAGCCGGCAGCGACCAGGGAGCGGGACATTGAACTGGAATTGGCCATTCGCAAAATCAAGCCAGGAGCTGAAATCGGCCGGCCCTATGGAGTGGCCGCTGGTGGCGCTGAGCGAGCCGCGGGCTGCGAGCTGGGGATCGCGCGAGGCCGGGGCGTTGACGCGCGACGGCTATCTGAAGAACGCCGTGGCCTATCGCTGTGTGCGCATGGTGGCCGAAGCGGCCGCCTCCATTCCGCTGAAGTCTGCGCATGAGGGCGTGGCGCGCCTGATGCGCCAGCCAATGCCGGAAGCGGCGACGGCAGGTTTCCTGGAAGCAGTGTATACGGAGCTTCTGCTGACGGGGAATGCTTTCGTGGAGGCTGTGCGCCTGCCCGGCGAGCGCGCTGTGGCGGCGCTCTATCCCATTCGCACGGGCCGCGTGCGCCCGGTGAAGGATGGCCGAGGCTGGGTGGCGGCCTGGGCGGTGAAAGGCCAGGGTAGCGAGCGGCGCGTGGGGCGCGAGGCGGGCGGATGGTGCCCGCTGATGCAGGTGAAGCTCTATAACCCGGCCGATGAGGCGATGGGCCTGCCGCCGCTGGCGGCCGCGCGCCGGGCGCTGGACCTGCACAATGCGGGGGCCGACTGGGCCAAATCTCTGATCGACAATGCGGCCAAGCCTTCGGGCGCGCTGGTTTATGGCGGGGGCGGGCGGATACCGGCCGACCAGTTTGACCGGCTGAAGGAAGAACTCGCGCAGAGCTTTTCCGGGGCGGGCAATGCCGGGCGGCCGATGCTGCTGGAAGGCGGCCTGCAATGGCAGGCGCTGTCGCTCTCGCCCGCCGAGATGGATTTTCAGGAGACGCGCAGCGCGGCGGCAAGAGAGATCGCGCTGGCGCTCGGCGTGCCGCCGATGCTGCTGGGGATGCCGGGAGACAATACGTATGCGAATTATCGTGAGGCGAATGCGGCTTTCTGGCGGATGACCGTTCTGCCGCTGGCGCAGCGCTTTGCCGGGGCGCTTTCCAGCTGGCTGGACGAGCCGTTTGGCGAGGACATCGAAGTGCGCCTTGATCTTGACGCTGTGCCGGCGCTGTCGGCCGAGCGGGAGGCGCTGTGGGCACGGATTGCGGCGGCGGATTTTCTGAGCCTTGAGGAGAAGCGGGCGCTGGCGGGGGTGAGCGCATGAGGATCGAGGGCAAGGTGACGATTGCGCTGGTGCTCGCCATTCTGCTGCAGAGCGCGGGCGTGATGTTCTGGGCAGGCGCGGCGGCCGAGCGGATTTCGGCGCTGGAAACAGCGGCGGCCACATCGCGGCCTGTGGCCGAGCGCCTGGCGCGGCTGGAGGCGGAAGTGGCCGCCATGCGCGCGCAGCTGGACAGGATTGAGGGGCGCATGGAGCGGACATTGGAGGCGGGCGATGCGCGCTGAGCCGGTGCTGATTGAAGGCTATGCGAGCCTTTTCGGAGTGGCCGACACGGGCGGCGATGTTGTGCGGGCAGGCGCGTTTGCGCGCAGCCTGCGCCGGGCGGGACATGGCGTGGAGATGTTGATCCAGCACCGGGACGGCGCGCGCGCCGGGCGCTGGACGCGCGTGATCGAGGATGGGCGCGGATTGTATGTGCGCGGACTGGTGGAGGCGCCCGGGGCGCTGGCGCTGGTGGGGCGCGGCCTCAGCGGGCTTTCCATCGGGTTTCGCCCTTCGCTGTGGCGCCCGCGCCTGAGCGGCGGACGTGAGCTGATCGAGGTGGACCTTGTGGAAGTGTCCCTCGTGCAGGCGCCGATGCTGGCAGGCGCAAGATTTTCCGTTCCCGGATGGAGCGTGAGGCAGGCGGCGTGAAACGCCGTATGTAAGTGGAATATGGTCAACAAAGGAGACACCATGACCAGGGAAACCAAAATGGCAAAGGCCGACACAGCCGAGATGATGGCTGTGTTCGAGGCTTACCGGCAGGCGAATGATGCCCGCCTTGCCGAGATCGAGAAGAAGGGAGCGGCTGATCCGCTTTCGGATGAAAAGCTTGCCCGGATTGACCGGCGGCTGGAGGCGCTCAGCGTCAAGATGGCGCGGCCGGAGGCGGGCGGCGGGGCCGACCCCGCCGAAGACGAGCACCGCGAGGGCTGGACGCGCTATCTGCGCACCGGGGACGACAGCGCCATTGCGGGCCGCGAGCTGAAATCGCTGAACACCGGGACGGGCAGCGAGGGCGGGCATGTGGCGCCCGCTGAACTCGACCGGCTGATCGAGGCGCGCCTGATGGTGGCCAGCCCGATGCGTCAGATTGCGACCGTGCGGCAGACATCGGCTGGCGTCTACAAGAAGCCTGTGGGCCTCGGCGCAGCTGCCCAATGGGTGGGCGAGGAGGCCGCGCGGCCGGCAACGGCGGTGACGGGGCTCGACCTGCTGGAGTTTCCCGCCGGGGAGCTTTACGCCATGCCGGCAGCGACGCAGGCGCTCCTGGAAGATGCGTATGCCGACATTGATGCGTGGCTCGCCGATGAGGTGGAGATTGCGTTTGCCGCGCAGGAGTCTGCGGCGTTCGTGAGTGGCAATGGCGTGGCCAAGCCGAAGGGGTTTCTGAACTATACCATCGTGGCCGAGAGCGCCCATACCTGGGGGCAGGTCGGCTCCGTGGCAGGGGACTTTGGCGAGGCGGACGCGGCCGATCAGCTGATCGACCTGATTTATGCGCCCAAGAGCCATTTTCGCGCCAATGGCCGCTTTGTGATGAACCGGCGCACGGTGTCAGCCGTCCGCAAGCTGAAGGATGGTGATGGGCGATACCTCTGGCAGCCGGGCAGCGGCGGCGAGGCGGCGACCGTGATGGGCTATCCCGTCACCGAGATGGAAGACATGCCCGACATCGGCGAGGGCAATGCCGCCATCGCCTTTGGTGATTTCAAGCGGTTTTACCTGATTGCCGACCGGCAGGGCGCCCGCGTGCTGCGTGATCCGTACTCGGCCAAACCTTACGTCCTGTTCTACACGACCAAACGTGTGGGCGGCGGCGTGCAGAACTTCGACGCGGTCAAAGTGATGACCTTCTGAGTTCTTGCTCGAGTGCGGTTCCTCGCTGCGCTCGGGCACTCTGCGCCTTCGCTTTGCTCGTGGGGGCGGCCTACTGAGATGTTGTTTTTGTTCAAGGAGAAATGGAAATGTTGGAATCTGTGATTGTGGCGATCATTCGCCAGGCGGCGCTGCTGACCAAGCCACAGCAGGAGGAGTTTACCACCAAGGCGGCCGAGGCCGTGGCGGCGCTGGTGAAAGGCACCGCCACCGGCATCGACAATGAGCTGCTGAAACAGGTGGGCCTGCCGATGGGCGGGCAGGTGATCACCAAGCTGCAGGCGCTGATCTAAGCGTCTCTCCGGGCCGCCTGCGCGGTGTGGGCGGCCCGCCTTTTTTGAATCAGGGAATAATCAGATGTCGGAACTGACGGTGATAACGCCGCCAGCAGGAGAGCCTGTGTCTCTCGCTGCGGCAAAGGAATTCCTGCGCCTGGGCACAGACGTAGAAGATGGGCTGGTGGCGCGCCTCATCGCCTCGGCACGGGCGCAGATTGAGGCGGCGAGCGGGCTGGCGCTGGTGTCGCGAACCTGCAAGCGGACCTGGGCTCGCTGGCCCTGGGCCATCGTGGCGGGCGGCGTGCGCCTGGGGCCGGGGCCGGCGGGGGCGCTGGTGTCTGTGGCGCGTTTTGACGCCCTGGGGACGCAGGAAGAGGTTTCCGCGCGGTTCGAGATTGCCGGGGGCAAGCTGCGGCTGCGCGCCGGGGCGGCCCTGCCGGGGATTGCGGCGGGCGGGCGCGTGGAGGTGACATTCGAGGCGGGCTTCGGCGCGCCGGGAAGTGTTCCGGAAGATCTTCAGCATGCGGTGAAACTTTATGTGCAGGCGGCTTATTTGCGCGGGTCTGAGCGGCCGCTTGCGGGCGTGCCGGAGGACGTGCAGGCGATCCTCGATGCGCGGCGGGAGTGGGCGATATGAGCGGGGAAGTGGCGGTGCAGGCGGCGCTGATGGTGGCGCTGCGCGGGGACGCGGGCGTGCAGGCGATCTTTGGGGCCAATGCGCGGGTTTATGACGATGAGACCGAGGCGCCGGCCTTTCCCTTTGCGCGGCTGGAGCGGCATGAATGCCGCCCGGTTGGCGCGAGCGGGGGCGAGGCGAGCGAACATGTGATCACGCTGGCGGTGCTCTCCCGCTATGGCGGAGTACGCGAGGCGAAGGCGGCGCTGGCCGCGCTGCGGCAGGCTTTCGAGGGCGCCGACTGGAGCGGGGCGGGGCGGCATATTGTGCTCGCCTACACTACCTATTCCGACGTGATGCGGCAGTTTGACCGGCGGGCGTTTCGCGGGGTTATCCGTTTCCGGATCATTTCAGAAGAGGAGGCCGCGTAATGGCGGGCCAGAGGGGCAGGGATATTCTGCTGAAGATCAGTGATGGGACCGCGGCGTTCGTGACTGTTGCGGGCGTTCGCGCGAGCCGGATCGAGCTGTCGGCCGGGATGGTGGACGCGACGGGGATGGATTCGCCCGATGCCTGGCGCGAGTTGATCGCCGGGGCGGGGACGAAGACGGCGCGTGTGACCGGGCGGGGCGTGTTTCGCGACGCGGCCTCTGACGCGCGGATGCGGGCGGTGTTCTTTGGCGGGGAGGCGCCGAGCTGGCAGCTGGTGTTGCCGCATTTTGGCGTTCTGGAAGGCGCGTTCCAGATCACGCAGCTTTCCTGGAGTGGGACGCATGAGGGGGAGGCAGAGTTTTCCGTGACGCTGGAGAGCGCCGGGGCGCTTGGCTTTGAGGCTCTGCCATGAATGCGGCGCGGGGAGAGACGGCATTGACCGTAGACGGACGGGAACGGCGAGTGTGCCTGACGCTGGGGGCGCTGGCGGAAATCGAATGCGCACTCGGCTGCCGGACGATGGCGGAGCTGGAATTGCGGATGCGGGCGCTGTCCGCCGCCGACCTGATGATCGTGATTGCGGCGCTGCTGCGCGGGGGCGGGGAGGCGGAGACGGCGGCGGGCATCAGCGCGGCGGATGTGTCGCCGGGCGCGGCGGCACGGGTGGTGGCCGAGGCGTTCCGGCTGGGGCTTTCGGGCTGATGCTGCCCTGGGGCGAGATGGTGCGGGCCGCCATGGCGCTGGGGATCGGGCCGGAGGCGTTCTGGCGGCTGAGTGTGCGCGAATGGCGGTGGCTGGCCCGCGGCGGAGAGGCGCCCTCGCGCGCAGACCTTGTGGCAATGATGGCGGATCATCCGGATACGGGAGACAGAGATGAACGAATTTGAACGGGAACTCAGCGCGGCGGGCGACGCGCTGCGAAGTCTGAGTGACGGGCCGGGGCGGGAGGCAGCGGACGCGCTGGGCGCTGCGTTTGATGGCGCGGGGCAGCGGATCGAGGCGGCGCTTTCCCAGGCGGCGCGGAGCGGGGAGCTCGATTTCCGGCGGATGGCCGATGGCATTTTGCGGGAGCTGGCGCGGGTGGCGGCAGAGGCGGTGATCTTGCGGGGGCAGGGTGGCGGCGGGGGCGTCAATGCGACCTTCAATTTTCCGCCGGGGACGGATGAGGGCGCGGTGGCGGGGAATGCGGCGGGGGTGTCTGCGCTGCTGGCGCGGATGGTTCAGGCGGGAGGGCGGTTTTCATGAGCCTCACACTTTTTCATGAGGTGAGCCTGCCGATGACTCTGGCGCTGGCAGCGTCTGGCGGGCCGGAGCGGTGGGTGGACACGGTGACGCTTGGCGGAGGGCAGGAAGCGCGCAATGCCGCCTGGGCAGGATCGCGCCGGCGTTGGGAGATCGGCAGCGCGGCGGCGCGCGTGGAGACGTTGCAGGTGTTGATCGCGTTCTTTGAGGCGCGGGGCGGGCGACTGCACGGGTTTCGCTTTCGGGATATGTTGGATGACCGGTCCAGCCTTCCGGGGGCGGATGTTTCGCCACTGGATCAGGCGATCGGTGTGGGTGATGGGGCGCGGACTGGGTTTGCGCTGGTGAAGCATTATGGCGGCTGGGCGCGGCGGATCTGGAAGCCGGTGGGCGGGAGCGTGCGCGTGGCGGTGGATGGCGTGGAGGCAGCGTTCAGCGTGGATACGGCGACCGGACTGGTGACGCTGGCGGCGGCGCCTGTGGCGGGCGCCGCAGTGACGGCGGGGTTCCGGTTTGATTGCCCCGTGCGGTTTGACGCAGACCGGCTGGATGTGACGCTGGAAGGATTTGGCGCGGGGCGGGCGATCCGTGTGCCGCTGGTTGAGATTGTTGGGTGAAGCAATGCGTGAGATAAGCGAAGAATTTGCGGCGCGGCTGGCAGGGGGCGTGACGACGACATGTCTCTGCTGGGAGATTGCGCGGGGCGATGGATTTGTCTTGCGCCTGACGGAACATGACGGGCCACTGGTGGTGGCCGGGGAAACCTATCTGCCGGGCGCGGGGCTGGAAGGGGCGGAGCTACGCCAGACGTCTGGGCTCGCGCCGGGGCAGGCGGGCGCGCGCGGGGCGCTCAGTCATGATGCGATCACGGAGGAAGACCTCGAGGCGGGGCTCTGGGACGGGGCGCGGGTGGATGTGTGGCGGGTGGACTGGCAGGCGCCGGAGCACCGGGCGCATGTGTGGGCCGGGCGGATGTCTGAAGTGGCGCGCGGGGCGTTGGGGTTTGAGGCGGCGCTGGTGTCGCTGAAGGCGGATCTGGAGCGGCCATCGGGGCGGATATATGCGCGCCGGTGTGACGCAGTGCTGGGGGACGCGCGCTGCGGCGTGGACGCGGGCGCGTTTCCGGGGGTGGCGTGTGATCACCGGTTTGAGACGTGCCGGGATGTGTTTGGCAACGGCGAGAATTTCCGGGGGTTTCCGCATCTTCCGGGAACAGATGTTGTGCTGGCGGGGCCAGCGGCGGCGGGGAATGATGGGGGCAGGCGATGA